ATAACTTGAGCTTCAAAAATAGGCTCTTCATAATATTCCTTTGCACTTTGTATTTCCATGGTATATTCATGACATTCTAAATCAATATTAAGTCTCAATGAATTATCTTTAAATTGATCTTTTAGTTGATTATATAATGGTAAAACTTTGTCATTAATACACATTGTTAAGTTTAGATGATCCAAAAGATTGATAAATAATAATCGCTTCTCTTCAAATATTTCCCTTCCATAAAAGAAATATTCCCTTATTGCAGATGAAACAACGGCTATACATTGTGATTCTGGAGATATAGTATCAGATTCTACCCATACCATTAGCATTTTCTCTATTGAATCGTGATCCAAAGGAGAAACATAAGTATTTAATTCTTTATCGAATCGCCATGTTCTTTTAAGAAAAGAAACATCTGATATATGTATAAATGGTATGCTTTCTGCAGATTTATCTGCCATAGTATAGTCAATATCCATTTGCTTAAAGGCTTTAGCGATATTAGTATGATTATACCAAGGAATATTTTTTGATACGTTAAGCATATTATCATCACCATAAGTCATAACTCTAACATTTTTATTAAAAATCTCTAGAGCTTCCATAATTTCTTCTTCTGTATCAATTTCTTTTACATGTTCACAATATAGAATAACAAAGACGTATCTTAAATATAAACTATTAACAAGTGAATTAATATCTACTGTAGCTGGAATACCTGATGGCATTGAACCGAAAAATTTAACTAATTCTCTATTAAAATCCATCAGAGGATAAGCTACATCTGCTCCTAGACCACGAATAACTGTTTTAGCTGAATCAAGAAAATTAGGAGCATATTCACTAATATCAACAAATAATTCATGAGCTTCTCTAATGAACTCTGGTGGCATCTTTTTATCGAATTTTCTGAAATCACCAGCAATCATCCTATTTTTACCAAAATGAGTTATATAAGAATATATTTTACTCCATTCACTAGATTGAGCTATAGTACCAACTGCAGTTTCAAAAGCAAATTTATTATTTTTCATTAATCGCAACATAGACAACATATATTTTCTATATAAAATAACCCAATCCATAGGTGCTGAACCAAAAACTCTAACTTTACCAATAGAAGCTTTCTCCCAAGGTAATGGTTCATCTTTAAGTGATGCAACATAAACTGGATTAACAGTTTGACCATGGATATATTTGTCTTCCATTTCAGAAATTCTATCTTTAATTTCCTGATCAATATCAACAGGATTCATTAATCCATGCTGAGGATCTATATCATGTAAAAACCAGCGCTTTGATTTATAATGAGGATATCCAGCAGAAGTATTCCTGTTGATTTTATCAACATATGCTACTCCTTCTGCACCATTAATAGATGTAAATAAATCATAAACTTGAACATGATTTTTAATCTCTTTTTTATTTAGATTTCTTAAGATTTTATTTGCAAAAGATTTTCTACAAACACGTAGAATACGTCGGTTATATTTAAAAACCGGTTGTGTTAAATCTT